TGTTGAGAAGGGAGCAGTTGATGACATTAAGAATTTAGATAAGCGAGTTACAGAGAAGAATCCCAATAGATTGATACAGCGTAAAGAGCCTCCTAGTGTAGATATGGGATTAATTCAATCCGAGAGTACTTTAGATCAGGATATGAATTTAATCGGTGTGAATCAGTATATGCAAGGTACTGATATGGGGCAACAGACTGCTGGAATAACTGTTCAATTGAGACAGAAACAAGCTATAGTAGCTTTAGAGGAATTAAGTGATAACTATAAAGATGCATTGAAAGATGTATGTGAATTTGTGTTAGATTTAATGCTTCAAAATTTTACTGAGGTTAAGTTTAGAAAAATTTTAGGTAGAAATTTTCCATTTCCAAATAATTTTGATTTTTTAAGAGATACTTTTAAATATAATTGTGAAGTCATTGAGGGTGCTTATAGTCAGACTAGTCGTATGGCTAGTTTAATTGCGTTGACTCAATATCAGCAAAGCGGTGGGCAGATCCCTGCTGGATTGATTTTGGAGTTAAGTGACATCAACAAGACTGAAAAGGATAAGCTTAGGAAGATTGAAGAGCAGTCTAGACAGATGGAAGCTCAAAGATTACAGGTTGAGCAACAAAGATTGCAACAAAGCTTACAGGTTGAGCAGATGAAAGTAGCGAGTAAAGAGAAATTGGAGCTGGAGAAATTGCAATTAGATAAATTGAAGATTGAAGCTGATTTAAGGATGAAGCAGATGGAGCATCAGAAAGAGATGAAGGTGTTGCAAACTAAGCTAGTTGATGCCAACATAGATTTAATGGGGACAAGAAATGAAACAGCTTAAAGATTTGCCAAAAGATTGGAAAGGTATTTTATTTGAGAGTGGTCAGAATAGTTTAACAAAGACTGAAACTTTGCGTAGACTTGGGGTGACTATTAGAGTTCATCAAAGGTTTATGAGAGATTATGAAGAGTATAGAGAAGCTTTTGAAAAGCGAGAAATTGATAGTTTTGCAAATTTTATTGAGAGAGGAAGGCAGAAGATTTGGGAGAAAGACAAGGATTTTGACCGTGATTTGTATAAATTTTTTGCAGCTATTCAATTTGGATTATTTCCTAATAAAGTTGAGGGAAGTAAGAAGCAGGATAGCAATCCTGAGAGTAAAATTGAAAAAGGGGTAATTCAAGAAAAGTATAAGATAAGGAGGGTTAGTTGATATGAGTTTAGTTGATTTTATTAAAAATTCTCAAATATATGATCCTGGGAATCCTGTTGAAGGTTCTAAGCTGCAATATTCTAGTGAGGCTTTAAGTGGTACAGAAATTGATTTTAGTGGAAGCAGTGATTTTTTCACAAAAACTATAGCTGAGAATACTACGTTTACAATTATTAGTCCAAAGCTTGGAAGGGTTATCTGTTTGGTTGTTGATGGGGATTACACGATAACAATGCCAGCAACGGTGACTGATGTAGGGGATTTAGAGTATGATGGTACAGTTACTAACTATGTTTATATTCAATGTGTAGATGCATCAACTCCTAAATATATAATGACGGTAGTTAGATAGTGAAAATTTTTGACAAATTAGTCGCAAGATCTGGATTCCCTAAGAAGAATTTAGCCCAGCATTTATTTCCTAAGCAAGGCGGAATCACCACTACTTTTGACGGTGAGACTGTCTTGGCAGATAGGAGTGGAGATCAAACAAGATCTATTCAGCAAGGAAGATGTTATTTGTTTGATAAAGTTAATGACTATTTAGACACAGGAAAGACTATTTCTCAATTAGGGCTTGAAGCGTATAACGATCCTTTTAGCATTACGTTTAATATGCAATCAGCAGATGTCGCAGCTGATCAGAGATTATTTGGATGTCAAGATACAGTTACAACAAAAACAGCTTTTTTATTACAGCTTTATTTGGGGAACTTTATCTTCGCAATGTATCAAAATACTGATGCAGGAAAAACAGCTATATTCACAACTTCAAGTGCTCCCATTTCAAATAATACTTACCATAACGTAATAATTACAAATGATGGAGATTTAAGTTCATCTGATCATGTAAAACTTTATGTAGATGGATCACCTGTTTCATGGGCGAGAACAGGTGGGACAATAGACGGTATTGTATCAAACGCTTTTAATTTATTCCTTGCCGCAAGAAATATCAATGGTTCGGCTGGGTCATTGTACGGCGGTAACATGGATAGTTTCGCTATATATCCTAAAGTGTTAAGTTCGGCAGAAATAGCAGCAATCCAAAACCATGAATATCCAACTGGCTCAACTTTATTTTATAAATGTGATGAGCAGTCAGGAACGATAGCCTACGATTCAAGTGGAAATGCAAGTCACGGGGCAATAACTAATGCAACTCTTTCAACCTTCCACGCAACACAAAAAGAGTATTCTTTTCAGAATCAAGTCGGATATAACCAAAATGTTTATTTTGATGGAGTATATTATATAGCTTTGCCGACAGATATTCTTGCAAGTGCGACCGCTATGTCGGTTACTTGTTGGTTTAAAGCAGATAACACTGACGGATCGAACAGATTGTTTAATTTTTATAAAACTCCCGATTCGCCAGAAGTAAGATTAGATGTTAGATCAGATACTGTAGAATTAAATGTTTATGATGCAGCTAACGGGGGACAGCAAGGAAAAGTCTTTACAGCCTTTACCGATACAGCAGAATGGCATCATGTAGCGTTTACCTTAAACAAAAGTGGCACTTGGACTGGCAAGTTATATCTTGATGGTGCAGAAGTTGGAACGCCAGAAACAGGAATGAGCTTAACTATTCCAGCAGCAGCAACAGGTGTTCAAATAGGGAATCTTTTTGCAGGATCAATTAAAGACGTTAGGGTATATAATACTGAATTATCATCAGCAGATATAACTACTATATATGGGGGAGGAGCTGTGCCGACAGGGCTTGTTGGGCAATATGAAATAGACAGTACAGCTTCTACCTCGCCAGATATTTCAGGAAATGATAATGATGGTACATGGACAGCAGCTGCAAGCTATCTATATTTTCCACGAGATGAAAGTGATCCAACAAAAGATGTTCTTGGAAACGCTTTGAACTATTCAGGAAGAGTTAAATATAATGCTGAGTTAGTTAATTCTAATTGTGCTACTTTTGATGGTACTGATGATTATATATCTTATGGTGCTCCTCTCGTGGCAACAGCAAATGCTTTGACGTTTAATTGTAAATTTAATGCTTCCGCAGTTCAAGGAAAGATTTTAGAACAAAGTAATGGTTCTATTAGAAATTTTTACTATGGTGTGGTTAGTAGCAAGTTTTTCGTGTGGGCTGGTTTAGACGGTTCAAATTATACATACAATTATGTAGATGAAGTATTAATAGTAGATGGAAGCAAATGGTATGATGTGACAGCTTCTATTGATTACACTGGAGCATCAGGAGTTTTTAGGGTATGGATTGATGGAGTAGAAAAATCATTAACAGAGGCAACTGTTGGCTCAATAGATGGTGGATTTTCAGGAAGTTCTTATGAATTTGCTATTGGCAGAGAGGGATCATCAGCAACAAATTATTTTGAAGGAAGTATTTCTGATGTGAAAATTTATAATGCTATAAAAACAGATGCCGAGATAAAAGATGGTGAAACCGATGATTTATTATTAGCTGTTCCGCTTTCAGAAGGAGCAGGCATTAGTGCTTATGATGTTTCAGGGAATGACAACCACGGGATAATCACAAACGCAACACTCGCTACTTTCTGGGGAACTTTACAAGATAAGTCGCATTATAATATTGTAAGTGGTTTTTCTGGAAGGATGTCTTTTGATGGCTCAAATAACTATGTATCTATGGCAGATTCTGATGACTGGGATTTTGGAACTGGGGACTTTAGTATAGACATGGATGTTATTCCAGAAGCAATAGGGTCTTCATATACATTGGTGGGGTTCAGTTTAGCGTCTGGTCTTATGCAAATTGATCAAGATGGGCTAAAACTACGCTTTATAATGGATGGTTCAACAACATTTTCAGACTTTCATAATATGTCTGATGGTGTCAAATACCATATTGCAGCAATAAGAGAGTCAGGAACTACGACTATTTACGTTGATGGAGTTTCTAAGGTTAGCGGAGCTCAAGGATCAGCTCCAGCAATTAACGGCAATGTAAATGTAGGGATACGAGCTGACGGGGCATCAACTCCTTATCTAGGAGTTATATCAAACTTTAGAATAACAAAAGGAACTCTAACGGCTGGCGACATAGCAGCTGTTAAAGATGGGTCTGAAATTTCTGATGGAACTAAATTGAAGGTTTCTTTAAATGGATATGGCAATACAGATGCTGACTGGGTAGATCAAACAGCCAACTCACATGATGGAACAGTTAATGGATCACCAGAATTAATAAGAGTACCAGCATTAATCGATGGCACAACAGATGCTTTAGGCAGAGATATTTCTAATCAAGCAGGTAATTATCACAATAACGCAGAAACAGAACTTAGCCAACCATTCGCACCAGCTTTAATTCAAGCAGACATAACTTGCAATAAAGATTTTTGGTTTAATTCAGGCAAGACAGCAGCTAATGACGTTGGTTATAGTGATATAATAAAGAATGTGGCTAGCGGTGATGAGCAGGATATTATATTTGCAGATGATACTGAAAGTAATAAGAAAAAAGATATTCTAACATATTCAGAAGCTCAAACTGGAGATGTTTTAGCTAAGATAAAGAAATTTTTGAGGATAATTTAAGGAGAAAAATTATGGCAGTTGATATAATAACAACAGAAATGAGAGATAAAAGTCTTATAAAAGATTTTGTTATAGCGGATAAAATAAAAGCAGGAATTATGCCTGAAGATTTTATTAAGTTATGGAATGATGGTGCAAAATTTGAGGGTTTTATTGGGTTTGTAGAAAAGCCTAAAAGTTTTTTGGGTGAAGTTGTGCCTGAAAGTTTCATAAATTCTAGGATTGTTGAGTATAATGATGACGGTGATTCTATCGATATAAGTAAAAAATGGAGTGAGTATTGTCATTTTTTTGATATTGGGAATAGTAAGGTATTATTGAAAATTGGATGGATTGGGAAAAGTGGAAATAGACCTGATGTAGTTAAGCATGATGAATTAAAATGCTGGGTTGATTATTTTGGATTAGATAATATAATATTAAAAAACCAAGGTAAAGAAATTATAAATGATTTTAATAAAAAAATGGAGGAATTATAATGGCTATAAATCTTTTAGGAGATATTTTTGCTAATAAACTTCCTGTTAGTATTGAAGATGCTTTAAATGATAGAGTAATCTTGGAAGATACTGATATGGTAGTTGATAGTACAAAGAGAATCGCAAGTAGATTTGTTAAGTATAGGGATTCTGATGTCAAAGAAGAAATTTGGGTTGATCTTAAAATTTCTTATAATGCTGCTGGTAAAGCGGTGAAGATTGAGACTTTAAGCACTAGCAATGATGTGCCAACATGGGCATCTAGCTACGTTTAAAATATATTTTTAATAGGAGTAATTAAATGGATACTCAAGTAGAAGAAAATGTTCAGCAAGAAGCAGCCGTAGAAGAAAATATTGAATCTTCTAATAATGCTATTTCGGAAGTGAACGAAAAAATTAGCAGTCTTGAGTCTGCTTTAAAAGAGAGGGATGAGGTTTTGAAGGATTTACAAGCTCAGAATGCTTATTTTAAACAAAAAGCAGAAGAGCGGGTGGAGACAAAAGAGCCTGAAAAGACTTATCTTGAAGATGATATTCCTAATTTTAGGGATGTTAATTCTTTGGTTGAAGACAAGGTTAGTAAACTAGAGAAGGAATTACAGAAAGAGAGAGAAGCTCGTCAGAAGCAGATGATTATTGATCGTGGGAAAGCTTTTGTTGCTCAGCATCCTGATTTTGAAGAGGTAAAAAAGTATGCGATGCAATTAGCAGAAAAAGATCCTGAATTGACGAATGATATTTTAAATTCTAAAAATCCTTATAGTTTGCTTTACCGTGTAGGGTCTTCTCATCCTGATTATATTAAACAGAGAGAGGCTAAAGCTAAGGAGAATATTGCAAACAAGATTAGTGATAATCTAAACAAAACTCCTTCGCTCGCAAGTTCGGGTGGTGGAGAATCTAACAAGAAAGGAAATGTTACTGATAATATGACTCCAGATCAAAAATATTTATATTTGCAGTCTTTGGATTTTTAATCAGTAACTAGAGGAGCGATATGGCAACAACAACTAAAACTCAAGTGGCTAACTTTCAAGCGAATTGGTTAGTCCCAACTTTATTACCTAGGAATAATCCTAAATTAGTCCATAGTTTATTTGGACAAAAATCTCAAATGCCGTTGCATGAGTCTGATGCACCTAAATATAGACGTTATAATGCGTTAGCAGCAGGTTCTTTAATAGCAAAAGATTCTATAACAGATCCAACAGCAGTTCAACTTTCTGTAACTGATGTTGCTGGTGAGCTTGTAAGTTATGGCGGAGTTGTGGCAATTAAAGATCAATTACAGTATACTGAAAAAGATCATTTAACTGTTGAAACTTTAAATCTTTTAAGAGATCAAGCTTCTTTGACTTTAGATTCTTTGTATCGTGAAAAGCTTTTTGCTACTACTAGCGTTTATTATGCTGGTGGCGTAGCGGCTAAAACTGACATTGTATCTGGAGTTGCTACTGCTGATCTTGATAAAATTACAAGATCTTTGCTAGTGAATAAGGCTAAATTTTGGAGTCCAAAGCCTTCGATGGCAAGTGATGGAGTTGGAACTAAAATAGTATTACCTGCTTATTTTGGTATTATTTCACCTTCTATATATTATGATTTAGTAAAATTAACTGGTTGGAAATATGCTGCCGAATATTCAGATACTACTATAATGGAAGCCAACGAAGTAGGTTCTTTGGGACAAATTAGATTTGTAATGAGTGATAATGCTAAATCTGTTGTAGATGCAGGTGGAGATGTTGGAACGACTGGTCTTGCTTCTGACGGTGGAAGCAAAGTTGACGTACACTCTATATTTATTTTTGGTAAAGATGCTTATGGCATTACTCCGCTTAAAGTTGGAACTCCGACTGAGCATGGTAACGTTGAAGTTATAATTACTGATAAAAATGATAATACTAGTTCTGCTACAAGATTATTTGGAACTTGGGCGTGGAAAGCTTACACTGACTTACAGTTATTAAATGAAAGTAACATGATAAGATATGATGTAGGTGTTACTGCATAATTAAATTTAATTTAGGCCAATGGGGGAGTAAAATCCCCCTATAGCCTTAAAAAAGGAGAAAAAATGAAGAAATACAAAGTTATAAGATTAGAGAAAGATAACAGTGATGTTGTTATTAATTTAAATGGTCAACGTAAAACTTTTAAAAATAATTCTATTGTAGAATTAACTGATTCTCAGGTTGCTATTTTACGTGGGGCTTTTTACAATAAATATCTTTCCGGAGAAGTGACTGCGACTAAAGGATTGGACTATGAGATTGTGCATAGATTTTTGGTTGAAGAGATTAAAGATGAGATAGTAATTGATAAGCCTAGTGAAGTTGAGAAGTTAGCTGAAGACATTAAAGCTGAAGCTGAAGTTGACAAAAAAGCTTCTAAAAGAGGACAAAATAAGAAGAAAGTGAATACTGAATTAAAAGATTTAGAGAAGGAGATTGAAAATCTTTAAATAGGAGATATAAATGACTTTTTTAGAAATATACAATCTTATAGTAGCAGAAATTTGGCAAGACTCTACTCCTCCAAGTAGTGCTTCAACTATTTTGAAGGGTGAATTTGGCACGATAAATAGGGCTTGCAAGAAGATCCAACGTGATTATAACTATTGGTTCATGAGGGAAGAGGAAGAATTTTCCACTACTTCTGGCGTTAATACTAAAGATGTATCTGATTTAAAAAAGTTAATAAGTTTAAGATATGCAGATGCAGAGGGGAATTATAATATTGACTTAGAGTATATCGGCGGTGAATCTGATTTTACTTCTTCTGATGAAGCTGAATATGCTTCTGAATATAAGGTTGAGGGTAATCAGCTTATATTTTCACCGACTCCTAATGCAGCGAAAGATTTAAAGTTAGTATATTTTAAGTTTTTCCCAGCTTTATCTGATGATGCGGATGAAAATGATTTAACTATTTATGCGGGTGATGCTATTAAGGATTTAGCTATAAGTTATTTCATGCAAATTAAGAAAGAATTTGATTTAAGTAATATTTACAAGAATAATTATTTAGAAGATTTAGAGTCTTTAAGAGAAGAGGACAGGGATAGAAGACAGAGATACAATAAAGAATATAGTTATTAGGGGTATTTAGATGACTACTTTAAATAAAACTTTGCCGTTAGATAGTGATTATGTAGGGAATGGTGCGGGTGAGCTTAGGGATATTAAGGCTTATATTTTAGATATGGTTGAGCCTATGATCCCTCCAGTTGGCAGTATAATTTCTTATTTGCCCGGTTATTTTGCTGATGGTTCTAATGGGACTTTCACTGAAGTTTCTTTAACTTTGGAAGATAACTATGAGATTTGTGATGGCTCGGCGGTGAATGACAGTGACAGCTCTATATTTAATGGAGCAAGCAGATATTTACCCAATTTAACTGATGATCGTTTTTTAATGGGTGATACTGCTTATGGTAATTTAGGTGATGGCACTACAACTTTAATTGAGGCAAATCTTCCTTCACATGCTCATACTTTTTCTGGCACAAGTTCTAATAATAATGTTTCTCATACTCATTCTGTGTCTGGGAATACTGCGACACAAGGCGGTCAAGAAACAACTGCTGCTGGAGGTCATTATCATTATACTGTTGATTATGATACTACATCAAATACAACTATTGGTCTTGGGCAATATTTATCTTATAAAAATGGCGACTCTGCCGGGGATAATAGTTATGAGTTAAATGGTTTGTCTTCTTCTTCTCTAGGAGCAGGGAGGAGTAGTACTGAGAATGATCATACGCATTCAAGTGGTGACCATTTGCATTCTTTTGCTGTTACTTCAGGGGGAGAAAGCACTGTGCATACTCATACATATTCAGGAACAACTAGCTCTGTTGGTTCTGCTACAGCTTTTAACAATATTCCTAAATATTTATCTTGTAAATATATTATGAGGATTAAGTGATAACTTATACTGTTAAATATAAAGACAAAGATAGTTCTTTTTGGAGTAAATTAAAGAAAGTAAAAGGTGATGGGATAGTAGAAAATAATTCCCATCGTTTTTTTATTTTAGAGGATGAAACAAGAATTGAAATTCCTTTATATTATTCTTTTAAGTTTAGCAAGGAAAGGTTTTTTTGCATAAAAGAAAGAATGGAATCTGAGGCTAAACAAGAAATTAAATTGGATAAAAAATGAAAGTATTAGAAAGGCAAACATATTTTCCTCATATTCCTCACCCTGATAAAAATAAAGCGTTTAGGGATCTTTACAAGATAATAGAAAAAAAATTTAGTGATACTTATGATGAATTTTTAAATTCTATATCTATTGATAAATTTTATTTTCATAATCTAACTTCTACTTCTGAAATTAGTGATTTTGTTATAGAGTGTGGCTATGGATTTGAGTCTAATACTTATAATCTATCTGAATCGTGGGCTACTTCAATTGCTCCAATTTATGTTAAAGATTGTACTTTGTTAAGTTCTGGCGGTGAGTATAATCAAGTCCAAGTTTCTTTCGGAGTTGGTAGCTATGGTTATTGGATTGTAATGAGGCCTAGAACATGAAATATTATAAAGTTCCATTTTTTAAAGGTGTTAATTTTAATTTATCCCCTAGGCTTATTGATGATGAATCTTTAACTGAAGCTATAAATCTTATTATAGATGATTTAAAATTAGTTCGAAGGTATGGAACTGCCGAGATAGGTGTTGGGCTTCCATTGCAACTTAAAGAAAAAATAATAGAAATTATTTTTTTTGAAAAGTTAGATGGAACTAAATATTTAATTATTTTTACGATTAAAGATGTTTTTGAGTACAATTTAGAAACTTTTGAGCTTTCTTTCATGACTGAATTGGATAGCACTGGGACTATAAATCCTACAGGAGCCTCTGTGACTGTGATAACGGGATCTGGGGTGACTTGGGATACTACAAAAGATGCTTTAAATACTTATGCAATAAAGATAGGAACTACTGATCCTGAAAATATAAACTATGCTTGGAGAGTTGTAGAAAGTATAGATTCGTCTTCTCAATTAACTTTAGCTGAGCCTATTACTACAGGCACTTCAGAGCCTTATGTGCTTCGATATTGCCTAAGAGATTCTGATTATATAAGTTATGCTTATCCTTTTGATGATGCAACTGGTGATAAAATTATAGTCTTTACAAATGGGCAAGATAATATAAAGAAAATAACTAATGATTTACAAATTGAGGATTTAGGGGGTTCACCTCCAAAAGCTAAATATTTACATTTTTCTGGTTCAGTTGGATTTGAGCATTTATTGGCTGGAAATATTATTGATGGTTCAAATGAATATACACAGAGAATAGAGTTTACTAATGCTGGAGCTTTTGAAACTTGGGATGGTTATTATGTTGATTTGCTAGATACTAGTGAGCCTATTGAGGGTTTTGCAAGTGTTAGAGATCAGATTGCTGTTTTCAAGAAGTCTAGCATAACTTTATTAACTGGGAAAGTTGGCGGTGGGAATGCCGATCCTTTCCACGTAGATCAAAACAAGATAAATGGTATAGGCTCTCAGGCTCAAAGAACTATACAAAATATAGGTGGCTTGCTATTGTTTCTTGGTAAAGATGATTTATATTTATTTGATGGATTGTCTGTAAGCCCTGTCGGTGGAGTTTATAGGGATAAAATTTTTAATACTATAAATAGGGATAAAATTTGGAAAAGTTTTGCGTTTTTAATTGAGGAGAAAAAACTATATTGTTTATGTGTTCCAACTGATGATAATGATGATCCAAATATATGCTATGTATATAATTATGAGAAGAATTTTTGGAATGGTGAATGGGATTTTGATAAAGATATTTATTGTGCGTCTCCTTATTTATCATTAAATGCCACTGCTTGGGATGAATTAACAAGCACTACTTGGGATACAATGTTGACTCAAAAAGTTAGGTGGGATGACTTGTTGTTTTATGAAGATACTCGACGTAGAGTTTTTGGTACAACTGATGGCAATGTGTTGAAATTTGATTTTATTTATGAGCAAGATGAAGATGTTGACATTGATAGTTCTTTTACCACTAAAGATTATGCTTTAAATAATGATAGGCAAGATTTTGTTTTATGTGAGCTTATAGTAGCTTATGTAAATAAAGTTAACACTGGAGTTGGCAATAATTTTAAATTTAGAGTTTCTATTGATTTTGGAGAAAATTATAGTGATTGGATAACAGTTGACAATAGTTCTGATTCAACAGAATATTATAAAGAGACTATATTGAATTATATGCAAAGAGGAAAGCAAATTAGATTTCAATTTTCAAATATAGATAGTTCTAATTTTGAACTAGAAAGTTTTATTTTAAGTTATAATGACGGAGGTATATAATGGCTTTTTTTGATAAAGTAAAAGACGTTGGCGGTGGTGCTGTTTTAGGATCAATGTTTGGTCCTTTAGGTGGTCTTGCTGGGACTGCTCTTGGCGGTGGCCCTCTTGCTGATGTATTATTTGGGGAGGGTGAACAGCTTGGTCAATATAGCACTTTAACTCCTGAACAGCAAGTTTTGTTTAGAGAGTATTTATCCAGCATAAGTCCAACTCAGCCTATGGCAGAATTAGAAGCTTTGCGTGGTGATATATACGATCCGATGGAAGTTTATAGAGAAAGTTTAGCCGAAGATAGATACGGTGGTTTAGCTGATTATTTTGGTGATGTTGGCAGATCCGCAACTGAAAGAGCAGCAGCTCTTGCACCTGTTAGCAGAAGTCCTTATGAGGAAGCTTATGGCCTTTTGCGGGGTGAAATTGAAACTCCAAAGTCAGCATATCAAGGACAAGCTGAAGATTATTTTAATCAAGCTTATAGAGATCCTATGAGAAAAGAATTGGAATATGCTTTAGGAGAAGCTCAGCATTCACCAAATAGATTTAGTTCTGCTAGAGAAGCTATAGAGGGAAAATTGAAAGGTGATTATTTATCTCAACTTGGTCAATCAAGAGCTCAAATGCTTGATACTGAAAGATTGAGAGAAATGGAAGCTAAAGAAAAAATGCTTGAAAGAGGTCGTCTTGGAATGACTAGTTTAGCAGATCTTTCTGCTGGAATGCTTAAAAGTGATTTGGAGATGCGTCAAGACCAAGAGCAGTTTTTTGAAGAGTTAGGATTAAAAGGACAAGAATTGAAGGCTAAAACTATTGGTGAGGCAGAAAAGCAGGCAGTATTACTAGCGGGGCTTGGAGCTGCTCCTCAAGAACAGAGGATGGCTTTGCTTGATAGATTGAACCAAATGACAACTGGAGCTTTAGGAATGTCTACTACTGGAGCTACAACCACAACAGATCCTGGATTATTAGGACAGCTTGCTTCATTACTTGGTGCGGCTGGTGGTGCTGCTAGGACTGGAGCTGCTATAAAGGGGTTAGGATAATGGCAAGACCAATAAGATTAAGAAGTAGATGGGAAGTTTTAGGTGATACGGCTAGAACTTTAGGAAGAGCTGCTGAAAGTTTTGAGCGTGTAGGAGAAGCTAGGGATAGGGCTAGGCTTCAAAAATCTAAAGGCATGATAGAAGCAGGAAGAGCTGTTGGAAATTTAGATCAAGTTTTTATGGGTTATGAGGGGATATATGGTCAAAAACCTAAGTCCTTTGTAGATTATTCTGGTAAAGATTTGGGGATGAATGTCAAGGACATTAGAGAAGGTTTAATTGAAAGTACTAAAGCTTTGGCTAAAAAAGATCCCAAGAATGCTTCTAAATATTTTTCATACTATCAGAATGAAAATAATAGGTTAAATTCTATGTTAGGTGGGAAGCAGAATACATTTAGATTATATCAGGATGAGAAAGAAAAAGCTTTGGCAGCAGAAAGAAAAAAGGATAGAGATGAAAGAGCAGCAGAAAGAGAGTTAGATAAAGCAAAACTAGATGCTATAAAAGATATAGATAAAAGACTTAAGACGAAGGAAAAAGCTGAAAAACTTTCAAGCAAAGAAGAGAGGGGCGAGACTGAAGGTTTAGAAATTTGGTATAGAAAAGTTGCTAGTCCGGGAATTGGCTCTAGGGTTAAATCCACTATAAGAAGAGCAACTATGTCTGAAGAGTCTGAGAAGGAAATTTTAGATGCAATGAATAGTGAGTTTATACAAAAAACAGGTGGTTTAAGTAAAAAAAGATTTATTATAAGGAACAATTGGCCTGTTTTAGTAGATGAAAAAGAATTGAAAGAAGGGGAGAGAGCAAGTCCAGGGAATATGAGGATTGAAATAGAGTAATGGCATTAAGAGACTGGAAAGACATATATACTGATTCTGAGTATGAACATTTTACTCAAGAAGATTGGAAGAAAGCTAGGCAAAATTATTATTTGAAAAGATTTCCAAAAGCTTTATCTACAGAAAAGCAAGAGCAATTAAGAATGAAAAAATTTGATGCTTATGCTGATAAAGTTGAGGGTGAAGTTAGGGCGATTAAAACAGCAAAATTACCAACTTATGATGTTGATATTTATGCGAGAGAGAAAGAGGCAAGGAAAAGAGGTGTTGGGAAGGCTATTGCTTATGGAATAACAAGAGGAATAGCTCCAAAACTTGCTAGAGGTGCGGTTGGGAAAGATTTATACGATCCTGCTTATGAGCCTAAAACTTTGGGTGAAACTGTTGGTTATAATATAGGTAAGATAACTGCTGATTTGCCTTTTTATGCTATAGGGGGAGCAGCTAAGCCTTTTGGTTTCCCTTTAACTTTTGCTTTGCCTGCTTCCCTTGATGTTGCTACCGATCCTCTTGTGACGGATAAAGAATATGCATCAAAAGATTTTGTAAAAGAGTTAGGGAAAGAAGCATCTTTGGGTCTTGCAACTGGTAAGCTTATGCAGGGTGTTCCTTATTTCGAAAGAGGGTTAAAGGCTTCTCTTGCAAAAGGAGGATTGGCTAAACTTCCAGCTTCTGCTCTTTCTAAAGCTGGTGCTTTGGCTTGGGAGTTTGGGGCTTTAGAGATCCCGCATTTGGCGGCTTCCGTAGTATCTTCTGGGCAATTCCCTGATGAAAAACAATTTAAAAAAAATTTATTAGAATCTGCGGTGACTTTAGGTGTTTTAAAAGCCGGTGGAGTTTTGCGTAAAGAGACTCCTAAAGGCGTTGATATATTTAAGAAAAAAGTTTTAAAGACAAAAGATTTAGAAAATATATCTAAGAAATTTTCTAATTCAGATTTAGATACTCCCGAAGGGAAATTGGTTTTTATAGAAGAGATAGAAAATTTTTTAGATAGTGATATTAAAGGATTAAAGCATGGAGTTTCTAAAAGAGAACTTCCTAAAGATCCAGATCCTGTTGGTTATTCTGAGAATGTATCGTCTAATTTTAGAAAATTGACTGAAAGATTGAATGATGAAAGAATTGAGCCACAAAAATATTTAGATTATGTTCAAAAGAAAGTAGATATTTCTAATCAGTTTTTACAAAGTATAAATAAAGAAAGTTTGAAAGATTTAAATTATCAAGAAAGAGATTATTTGAGGAATTTAGCTGTTGATAATGTTAGATTAAAAGATCCAAATCAAAAAATGATTTTGCAACCTAATGGGACTTTGCTTAATAATTCTGAAATTCAGGTGATGAAAAATCTTAAAAAGCCTAAAATGCCTCTTTTATTTTATGGGTTTAGAAATCAAGCTAGATTTATTAAAGATTTAGGCGGTGAGGATGCTGTAAATACTTTTGTAGAGCCTTTAAGAGTGGCTGAAACTTTACGAGTTGTTAATCAAAGTAAAGAGTTTAAAGATGTTTTAAAAATGCAAGGCAAAAAAAATTTAAATTCTAAAAGTAAATTATCTGAAAATTTATTGGGATCTCTTAGAGTAGCGTTAAATGCTAGGCAAAAAGGAGAGCCTATTAGTCATTTGTTGCCAAAAGAGGTGGCAAGGCATGAAGCTTTTTTGTTAGAACAGCTTAAAGGTTGGCATTCTCGCATTAATACTGCAAGAGCTATAAACGGGGAAAAACCTATTGGATTCATAAAAGATTATTTTACTCTTGAAAAAATTTTGGGAGAAGTTGAGCTTCGTGGTGAAGATATAACTCAAATGCCAGTAGAGCAGATTAAGAGAATACATTCTGAAGCTGGCAAATGGGAGCCTTTTAAGAAAAGGAAAGGCGTAGGAGAAGTTTCTTATAATCCTTATAGAACTCTTGAAAAATATATGATTAAAGCTAATAAGCATACATATTTATCCCCGATTTTACTTAAACTTGACAAGATGATTGAAAATGCTGTTGATGAAACTGGTGAAAGTTTTAGCTTAAAAAAAGAAAATCCTAGAGCTTATGAATCTATTAAGGGAGTAATTGATCTTTATAAAGGAAGAAGAAAGCCAACGTTTAGTTCTGATTTTGTTAGTAGTAAAATAGATCCTATTTTTAATAAGTTTAATAAAGATTATTCTGTTTTCACTTTAGCTGGGAACTTGAGAAGTATTGGAGTTCAGCCTTTTGCTATTAAAAATGCTTTAGCTGAATTTGGTCAAAAATCGTTTGGAGTTGGTGTAGCAGGTTTATTTGACCCTAAGTCAAGAGCTTTTGCTGAAAAATATAGTAAGAATTTAAAATCAAGAATCCCAGAGGCTCTTTCAGCTGCAGGTGATGAATCTGGTTTTACTATAGTTAGCGGTAAATTAAGAGAAAAATCTGAAACTTTAGATAAAGTTTATGAAAAATTAGGTAGGTATAAGGAAAGAGCTGCTGAAACTGGAATAACCCCACTTAAGTTATTTGATTATGAGACTGCAACTGCATCTTTTTTGGCAGGTTTTGATTATGCAAAAAAGAGAGGAATGAATTTTAGGGAAGCTATTGATTTTGCCGATAAAAAAATGATAGACATAAATGCTTCAGCGCAACCTGTTGATTTAGCTCCTATACAAACTACTCCACTTGGAAAAACTTTAACTTTATTTCAAACTTATGGTATAAATCATTTGAATTATTTATTTGACAAAACTCTTGGTACGGAAGGTAAGGAAATGTCAAAGAAAGAAAAATCAAAGTGGATATCTAGGTATCTTATTGCAACTGGTTTTTCTAATAGTGTTGCAAGCATGTTCTGGGATGATCCTCCTGATCCTGCTCCTTTAAGCGTTGCTTTTGAAAGTGAAGAGCAGGGTATGGCAGCTTTTTATGAGGCTTTGAAAGAGGTTGCTACAGCAACTCCTGTTGTTGGTGGAGCTGTTAGATATGGAGAGACTAATATTTTTGGAGCTTTAGGGAAATTCGCAGCTGAGACGGCTGAATTTTTAAATAATGCGAATAAAATGGAATTTGGGAAAATGTCTAAGACGGCTGCTAAATTGGCAGCGAAATGGAAAGGAGTTCCTGGAGGAAATCAAATGTTTAAACTTTTGAGTAGTGATGAATATAAAAGAAAAGATTGAAAAAGCTTATGAAATAGGTTTAAAAGTTCCTGAAGTAATTTTCATAAAAAACTATTCTAAAGATCAATTGATCGAAAGAACTTCTGGTAAAGAATGGAATATCCTTTCTAAGGATAATCTTTTGATTGAAAAGATAAATGGAGTTGAAGTTCAGTATGTTTGCTATTTTGACGGTGAAGATTTTTCTTTTAAGCTTATGGCTATTCATGATGATTGGCTTTTAACTGGAGAACAGGGAGTTAGATTAAACGATAATTTAATAACTATATTTGAAGATTATAGTCATTTTATGGACAAATATTTTAATAATTTAAAACAAGATAAAGGTTTTTATTTATTAAAAGTTATCTTAGTTGATAATAAAGTATATTTTAATGATATATCTTTTGCTCTTTCTGATGGTTTACATAATTGCATAAATAATTTTTATGGTGTTGATGATATTTATGTTGCTTTAGAGAATGGAGAAAGCTTGAAAGCTAAAGATAAATTTGGCGTATCCATGAAAGCTTTTGCTTTCCCTTTTGGTTTTGGCAAAATACAGGACAAAAGAATAGAGGAGGATGAATTTTTTATCTCTTTAAAAGAAAGTTATTTGGCTGTGAATACGGGAAGGAATATTTTTAAATCTTGGAATAAACTCATTAAAGAAGTTGATAAAAGAAAAGTTAATAATCTTTGCTATAGGATTGACGGTAACAAGAAAGCTGGAAGAGTGTATAACGATTTAAAAAGGAAAAGATACATTGTTTAATCTTTACTCATGAAATGTGGGGAATTATAGTGAAAATACCGGAACTTTTATTAGCAATAGTGATTGCAGCTTGTGGAGGATTTTCGGGGTTTTTGATGGATGAAAAGCATAGTTGGTTTGATTTAATTGTTTCTCTTTTTACTGCTGGTTTTGCAGGTTTTTTAACATTTCATTTTTGCCAAGAATTAGGATACAGCAAAAATATGACCTCTATACTTTGTGGGGTGGCTGGTCTTGGAGGGAAAAATTTATTGCTTATTATTAAAAAATATACTCTCAAGTATGCTGAGAAGAAAGGGGAGAAACTATGAATGATGCTTTAATAATGAATTTTATTAGTGTCATGGAGATGTCTTTGGGAGTTTATTTGCTGATTTCTACTTGGTTAAGCAAAAGAAACAAGCATTTAAAAATGAAGTTGTCTGTAGTTTTCAGCATTCTTTTTATATATGGTTTTTTAGGGTTTTTTGAATTAACTGATTCGCTTACTATTGAAGTTATTTATATTTTCTTTCTTTATTTTATGGTCCTTCTCTATAAGAGGGAGGGCTTAGCTTTTTTTGAAAAAATTGAGGCTTTAAATAAAAAAGAAATTGATATTATGGATGCTTTGCCTGATTTAATTTGGGAAAAAGATGTGAAGAATAGGTTTGTTAAAACCAATAAAGCTTGTAGGGAAAAGTTATTATTGTCAAAAAACAAAAGGGATATATACAGAAAAGATATAAAAGAAATAACAGAGAATATATTGGAGAAAGGCATAAAATATAAAGCTGGAGCGATATGCTCTATAAGTGATGATATTGTTAAAACTGAAGGCAAAGCTTGTATGTTTGTAGAAGATTTTGTTATTGACGGGAAACCTTTATATTTATTAGCATATAAAGTGCCATTGTATGACAAGAAAGGAAAGCTGTTTGGGACTGCTGGCGTTGGACGTGATATTACTGAAGATGTAAAAGAGCATAGAGCTATTTATGATTATTACACAAATAAACAATGGGCTGAATTTGAATTGATGCTAGAAAGGCATGTGAATAAATTTCACTTTAACGGTGAAAATAGTAAAATTTTAACTCATAAAAAAAATTATGTTTAATTTAAATAAAATACTTGCTTTAATTTTTAATTTTTTAAACAAAAAGAATCAAGAGGAAAGGGGAAAAATGAAACCTTCATTTATAAAATTATATCGTTATTCTGATAATGGGGAGTCTACTTTAGGATTATTGTTTGTTGGCGGTGAGTTTGCTTGTTATGTTTTGGAAGACGAAAAAAGAGATGTCAAGATTAAGGGTGAGACTAGGATTCCAGCAGGAACTTATGAGGTTAAATTTAGATCTGAAGGTGGGTTTCATGAGAAATATAAGGTTAAGTTTAAAGAAATTCATAGAGGGATGTTGCATATTGCTAACATTCCTAATTTTGAGTATGTGCTTATTCACTGTGGGAATACTGATGATAATACTGAAGGGTGTCTGTTGGTTGGAAACAAAGCTAACAACAATAATTTAGAAGATGGGGTTATAGAGTCTTCACAATTAGCTTATAAATATATTTATCCTAAAATAGCTGAAAAGTTAGAGAAGAAAAAAGTTTTTATAACAATAAAAGATGAGGAGGTTTTTTATGTTTAAAGATGAGAAAGGTAAATTTTCAAGTACAAAGTTTATGAACTTTGGTTTTTTTGCTATGGCTATAGCTATGTTTATTGTTGCTACTATTTCTAATTGGTTTGGCAAACAACTACAATCTGAGCTATATGTATTTGTCGCTGGTTTGACTGGTGGTGGATTCTTGCAGTATACATTTAAAAAGAAGTTGGACAAGACACCTTAATGAATAGGACAATTGCTATAATATTATTGGTTATTTTTATTTTCGGCGGTGGGTTTGCTGTTGGTAGATTTACTAAATCACCAGAGACTGTGACTGTTACTCAGGAAAAGATAGTTTGGAAGAAAGTTGAGAAAAATGTAAGCAAAATGGCAGTGAATGAAAAAAACGCTGCCTTAACTTGCTTTTATACATCCAAGCCATCCTTGTCAGTCTTTCAAATGCCAGAAGATCCTTTTATGTTGAAGGTGAATGCTGGTCTTTGTGAGCGAGAATGGTCAACTACTGCTAAGATTAAAGTCCATGAGTCTAGTAATTGGCAATATTATGTGGGGGCATCTATTGTTGGGATTGGCGTTGGTGCTGCTGCTTATCATTTTCTTAGTGATTGATGCGAAGTAAAGTTATATAACAACGTTTGTCCAATAAGTTGGGTTGTTTTTAACAGTTTGATTTGATTTTGCTTCTCTCCATTCATTATCTTCCCAAAATATTATTTTTGGGTGAATCCATTCTTTAGCCCAGGCTAATATAGTTTTATTTTTAGGAGCTGTATTTATTTCGAGCCACTTCATTTTTACCTCTTATATTTATATTAAAGTTTTTGCAAAATTCTTTTTCTGTCCATTTTTCTAATGCTTTATTGTGGTGACAATTATAGCATAGGAACATAATATTATCTTTATGATGGATAAATTCTGGATAGACTTTTTTATTTCTCTTCGTTTGACTGAATTTGTGGTGGAGTTCTGTTGCTATTTGGCTATAACATTTTTCACATAGTTGATGCTTCATTTTTCAATTTTAAATAGGTCATAATTCCTAGGCAATTGTGCGATACATTCTTCAAGAGAATTTCCTTTTTTTATGTAGCCATAATTAAATAGGCATATTTCGTTGTTTGAAGTGAAAAAGCAATCTGCATGACCATTATATTTCCATCTCATCATATAAACTCTTTTGGTGTTATACCCTAGTTCGTTTAATTTTTTTTTAGCGTAAAACGCCATATCATCGCAGTCGCCGAATTTAATGAAAAATTCTAGTTGGCTATTGTCGTGATCAGCTAGACCATTCCACACATCGCTTGAGTATCTATATTTTAATCTAAACCAGTCTTGTAATTCTTCTAATGTTTTTATTTCGTCATAACTTTTTTTGTTGCTTTTGTACCTTTTTCTAATTGTTTTTTGTGACATATACATAAAAACATATTTTATCCAGACAATAAATGTTATAAATTTAGTTGCTGGTCTTAGAAGGATTGCTATATCAAATATAAGTTTTCTCATTATGCTATTTGTTTTAATTTTTTGTTTATTTTTTTTAAATCTATAATTTCATTTTCTATATTTTGATCTTCAATGTATATTTTTTGTATTTCTTTTGCTATATTTGTTAATAATTTATCTGCTTTTTGTGAAATGTTATCTTTATGTTTTTCTATTTCTTTGCTCTTTTTTTTAATTAGAAGCCATTGAGAGCTAAAAAATATATCTCTTTTTTTATGATAGTTTAATTTCTCTTTAAGCTTTTTAATTTCTTTTTTAAAGTTTTGTTTTTTAGCAATCATATTATTCCATTTCTTTTAATATATCTTTGGTTGTTTTCATTATTGCATAAGTTGGGAATATATTATCACAATAATATTCTTGCTCAAAGAAAGTTTTTCCACAAGTACAATCAGAAAGTATAGTTGTTTTATATCCTTTTTCTGATGCCGCTCTTCCTGTAGAATCTATACAGATAGAAGTGATAGCTCCAGCGATAAGTACATTTTTAATATTATTTTCTTTTAATATATCATCAAGTTTAGTGTTTAAGAAAGCGTTGAAGCTTTGTTTTCCTTTTATTTCTAATATTCTATCTCCAGCTTCTTCAATTTCTTTAATGTTTTTAGATCCTTTGGAGTTATTTTTGAAAGCTCCAACATCTTGAATTGTTTTTAAAATTCCTATTGGGTTAACAAGTTCGTGATAATCTTCAGAAAATATAATTGGGGTGGAAACTATAAGCATATCTTTTGGAAGATCTTCTATTAGTTTCATTGTGTTTTTTAATACTCCATCTGATTGTCCTTCGATTATAGAGTGTAAGATTCCGTCTTTATCAAAATAATCATTTTGATATCCTATTAAAATTAAAGCTGTTTCATTTGATTTCATTTTATTTTCTCCTTTTTAAAAAATAATTATTTATATCTTATTTATTTCTTTTTGTCAAAAGTTATTCTTTTAATAAATTCTTCCGCTTTTCCATCTTTTATTAAATCAGTTGTTACTCTAATAACTTTCCATCCCAAAAGAGCTGCTTCTGTATATTTCTCGCAGTCATTGGAATAGCCTCTTCCTCTAGTGTGCCTTCCTCTGGAATAAACCCCTCCTTCGTATTCTAAAGCTATCATGTCTTTTTCTGATATTACATAGTCAAACCTCCATTTGCGGGTGGGGTGAAATCTATATTCAGTTAAGAATTTAATTCCATTTTCTTTCATAATGGCTTCTAGGTAAAGATGGTCTGTATTAATTTGTTTTTTCATCTTTAAATTTTAATTTTAACACTTAAATCTATTTCTTTATCTGTTATTGTTTTTGTATTATATTTTCTTTTCCATTCAATTTCGAAGCTAACAACTTTTGTCAACATATATTCAGCATATATAATATTATCTATTCTATAATTATTTTTGTCTTCTAAAATGAACCAGTTTATATTTCCTATTTTAATTCCAGAAAAATCCTTCATTGCTTTAGTTCTAAATGAATGTTTAATGCCTTTTTCCTGCTTGCTGGTGCGTTCTATTTCTAAAATAGGGGCATAGCTCACATTAAACTTTAAAGTTTCGCTGTGAAGAGGCGAAAGCTTAATCCCATTTCCAATATTATATCTATATTTTAGATTGATTGCTTTATTATAGTTATAATTTGTCAGCATGAAATATTCTATTTTTGTTGATAGTTTGAAATCGTAATTTAATGAAGCATTTCTTTCGCTTTTATAGACGTTTCCTGAAAGTTCTTTCTCATATTCTCCATCGGCGGTGAAGGTTGCTTTAGTAATTTTATTATTGTATTCAGCTTCGATATTGCTATTAACATTATAATAATCATAAATGCCTTTATTAGCATAAAAGAACCCTCCAATTGTTAAGTTGTAGTTTTTTGCGAATAGAACAGTTGGCATAAAGATAAATAAAAGTATTTTTTTAATCATTATATTTCTTTTTTTAATTCTTCTTTTGTTATTCCAAGTTTGTTAGCCATAACTTCTAAAGCACTTTCAATGTAATTATATCTTTTAATTTCAGATAAATTTTTAAATGAAATTGAAATAGGTTTTAATTTAATTTCATTTGTTTCTGGGTTGAATCCTATTTCTTTTACCAATCCACATATCATTTTGCATTGATAATCCACTTTTTCTTTTGTGTTCCAATTGATGTCGTCTGTGTTTTCAGCTACTTTTGTACAACAACCTCTATATAATTGCATTAGATTATAGCTTGGCAAATCGTCTATAACATCTACTTCGCAATTAAGAGGTTTTTTGAGTGGTAGTTTTTTAACTTCTTCACTAGACAATTCATCAATTGGGACAAAGACTTCTTTGTGTTCTAATTGAGGTGAATGTTTAATCTTTACTAATTTTAATTCCACTTACTTTCTCTGCTAAATTCATTAGAGTTTCGATTCTTAATTTTTCAGGATTTTCTTTTAAATCTTTCATTTGACTAGTGCTAATTCGTAAATCTTTTTGTATTGAATAAGTGCTTATTTTAGAGTATTCGCTTTGATTATATTTGATTAAATAATCTTTTATTGTTGATAATTTATTTTTAATTTTAGCTATCATTTTATTTTCCTAAAAAAGAAATTCAGGACTAGTAACGTTTTCTCCGTCAAAAGCATTTTTTACTTTGCTTTCTTGATTTTGTCCCTTTTTTTGCAATATTTCAGCTTTATAGACATTAATTGATTTTGCAGTTCTCTGTTGCCCGTTTTTATCTTTATAGCTGCTTTCTTTCACTTCGCCTTGAATCAAGATTTTATCTCCTTGCTTTGCATATTGAGATAAAAATTTCGCGGTGTGGGTGAATGCTACACAATTCCACCATATAACCTCTTCATTTCTTCCTTGGTTAGCTATGGTAAAAATTATATAAGCTTTACCCTCTTTGCTTTTCTTTACTTCTGGATCAGCTTTTAGCCGACCACTTGCTACGATTAAATTTGTATCTGACATAATGTCCCCCTTTATATTAAATTTAAAGCTTTAGCAGATTCTCTACTAATCTCTATCGTCTTCCCTTCACATGTTATTTTTACTTTATCGTTATTAAAATATCTTTTAAGTTTTGGTTGACGTCTTAATACCATACTAATATTCTCTTCATTCATTAAACTAATATTAAGTTTATCAATTAATTCTGGTTGCTCTTCTAATACCCAACTAATATTAAGTCCATTCATTAAGCTAATATTTAATTTATCAATTAATTGTGGTTGATGTTGCAATACCAGACAAATATAATTTCCATTCATTAAGCTAATATCAAGCTTGTCAATTAATTGAGGTTGATCTGCTAATACCAAACTAATATGACTTCCATGCATTAAACTAATATTTAATTTATCAATTAAGTTAGGTTGATCTCGCAATACCCAATGAATATTAAATCCATTCATTAAACTAATATTTAATTTATCAATTAATTGTGGTTGCTTTCGCAATACCCAATGAATATCATTTCCATTCATTAAGCTAATATTAAGTTTATCAATTAATTTTGGTTGATGTTTCAATACACGACTAATATCAAATCCTGTTAATTGTTCCATTTTACACTCCTTATATTAAATTTAAAGCTTTAGCAGATTCTCTACTAATTTCTATCGTCTTCCCTTCGCATGTTATTTTTACTTTATCATTATTAAAATATTTTTCAAGTTGAGGCTGTTTTTCTAATAATGAACTAATATGATATTTATTCATTTTTTTAATGTTTAATTTATTAATTAAGTGTGGTTGTTTTCGCAATATGCAACAAATATTATTTCCATCCAGCAAATTAATGTTTAATTTATCAATTAATTCTGGTTGCTCTTGCAATAGCAAACTAATATCAAATCTATCCATTAATTTAAGATCAAGCTTATCAATTAATTTAGGTTGATGTTTCAATACCCAATAAATATCATGTCCATTCATTAAGCTAATATTTAATTTATCAATTAATTCTGGTTGATCTGCTAATACCCGACAAATATCATCTCCATCCATTAAACTAATATTTAATTTATCAATTAAGCTAGGTTGATATTTCAATACCCAACGAATATCATACCCATCCATTAAGTTAATATTAAGCTTGTCAATTAATCCAGGTTGCTTTTGCAATATCAAACTAATATCCTTTCCTATTAATTGTTCCATTCTATTTTTCCTTTAATTTATTATATATTTTATTGTAAAAAGATTTAATTTTGCTTTTTCTTTTTTACTTTCATTTATTAGTTTTTGAGTTTTTTTAAATTGAGATAATTCTTTTTTTATATTTATTAGTTTATAATTTACTTTTTCAAAACCTTTAATTTTTTTATTAGAAACATTTATTATAAAAATTAGTTTATTTTTAGTTTCAATTTCAATAGTTTTTCCATTTATTTTTTTTTCTTCAATAAAATTTAATAAAAAATCAATTTTATAATCTATACAATGACGATTTTCTTTTTCGCAAAAATAATAATCTTCTCTTCTAATAATAAATTCTGAAGATACTTTTATTTTTTTTTCTTTTAAAAAATTTTTTTCTAATTCTTTTATTTTTTTCTTAAATTTTAATCTTTTATTTGTTTCTTCTACTACAAATTCATAATCTTCAAAATCCATTTCGTTATAAATTTTTTTATTTATTTTAGCAATAGCTTTATTTTTATACTTATTTAAAAGAGGCGAAATAATTTTTGTAACTTTATTAGCAAATTTTATTTCTATGTTTTCTCTTTTTAAATTTTCTAAAAGCTTTTTTGTACTTATTTTTATGTTTTGCTTTTCCATTTATTTACCTTTCAAACTTATAGCTATAATATATTTAGATAAATATATTATGTCAAGTTAAATATCTTTAAATTTAGAAAATTCTTTAATAAAATTAACTTCCATTTTCCCCACTCTTCCTTTTCTATTCTTTGCTATTATCAAGTTGTGAGAAAATAATTCTCTTTTTTCTTCTTCTGCTTCACATAACAACATTACAACGTCAGAGTCTTGCTCTATGCTTCCACTGTCTTTTAGATCGGCTAGAGTTGGCTTTCTATTTTCACGGTCAAGAAGTCTATTCAGCTGTGACAGTATTAACACTGGAATCTTATGCCTCTGCGCTATTTTTTTTAAGCTCCGGGTGACTTCTGAAAGCATTTCATGTCTTTTTAGTCTTGAATTAGAAGTTATTAGTTGCAGATAATCTATAATTATCATTTCTATTCCACTGTTTTTTATGTGGTAATTAATTGAATTTATAATAGCATTAAAATTGTCTGTGTTTCTTTGGATTATTATATCTTTTCTTTTTTTATCGTGATGGTTCATTATAGTCATCATTTCATTTTCATCTAGCTTTGTTTGCTCTATTTTATTTGATGATATATCTGTTTCTGCTGATAGTATCTTTGCGTATATTTCTTCTTCTATCATTTCTAGTGAAAAGAATAGGGGTTTAGCTGGAGTTGAAGTTGCTATTTGTAGTGCTAATGTCGTTTTTCCACAGCCAGGTCTAGCTCCAAGAGTTATAAGTTGTCCTTTGCCAAAACCAGAATAGAAGTTGTCAAACTTAAATAGTCCAGTTCTTACGAATAGGTTGGGAGTGAAAATATCGTCGAGAGGAGTATTTTTAATATCTTTAAGAGAAGTAAAGCTGTTAGTTGTGGTTTTGTCCTCTAAAGCTTCCTCTATTTTATTTAAATCAATCTCAGCTTCACGGTGATTTTCAAGCTGGTCTTTATAATCAAGAATAACATTATAAATTTTTCTAGTTTTATAATTTTTTATAATTTCGTCTATATGAAAATTTAAATTAAAAGTTGTATCATTAGTTAAAAGAGAAGTTAAGCTTTCTTTTCCAACTTCGCCCTTTAATTCAACACTCAAAGTGGAAATGTCAACTTTTTTATCATCTTCTATTATTTTTTTAATAGCTTTAAATATTTTAGCGTTATCTTTCACATAGAAGTGTTCTTCAGTGAGCCTATATATTTCGCTATGAGCTTTATGTTTGATTAAGAAGGTAGATAGTACAGCGTTTTCACTCTCTATGGCGGTGATTTTATCCAATTGTATCATAATGCACCTCTGGTGTAATGGATTGTTTAGGTTTAGAAGTTAAGAAACTAACAAAAGGATCAGCATCATCGCTAAATTTCTCTATTCCACGAGCGATAAAGTCCCACAAGGACCATTTGTAATTAAAATAATACTTGTCATCGTTAACTATTTTGGCATAGTTCTTTATTGCATTACGTATATAGACAGTGCCATAATAGTCAATGAGCTTCTCATGTTTTTTCTTGAAATAAAGGCCTAAGCAACTGTCTTTATGTTGCCTCAACCCCTCTGTTGAGTTCCATATAGTCAGAACTGTCCTTTTCTGCTTCTCTAAGGGGGTTTCTTTTTTCTCCTTAGGCTTATCCCTATTTTCATCAGAACTTCTCTCTGCGTTGTTTAAAATAGGCTTAGAGGCGATCTCTTCGTTAGATCTCTCATTAAGATTACAGTCAGGGTGGTGATTTGGTTCTTTTTGATTTGTGTTTTGTTCATTTCCTTGAAATGGACTATATATATTATTTAAATCATTAATTAGTAGTGTTGGGTCTTCCGACGTCGGATTTTCCAATGTCGGTTTTTCTGTAATTATGTATTCCCAGTTTTCAAATTGGCCTTTTTCATTTTTTATTTTATTTCTTGTTATGTATTTTGTTTCTATTAGTTCTTTTATTGCTGTTCTTACTGAGTCTTTCCCATCTGTTGATATTTTGGATAGATGTTCTATGTTTACATTCCAGTCGTCTGGCAGTGAAAGTAGGAATGATAGTAGTCCTTTTGCCTTGAATGATAGATTTTTTTGGTTAAGGAATGTTTTGTTTAATAGGACATATGGATTATTTTTATCTTTTTTTACTCTTATGATCATTTTATTTCTCCTTGAAATATTTAATAGTTGCAAATATGTCATAACTTTTTAGTTTTTCATTTTCAAAATTAAATGCAAGAATTGGGATGTATCCGTTTGAGTCTTCTAATATGAAAGAAAGTCCAATAGTTACGTTATCTTCTCCTCTGTCGGTAAATTTTTCGATGTAAGTATTTGCATTATATTTTGATGCTAAAGATATTATAAAAATTTGTATTTCTTCATTTTGTAATAGGTCAAAATATAGATGTGGTTTTTGTGTTATTTTTTTTCCTATATATTTATCTAGTATTTTTCCTGTTTCATTTTGTAAATTTTTAAGGTTTTCATTTGTCATTTTATTTCTCCTTTATATTTGATGTGATAATATAGTTTAAAAGTACAGTTAGTGCAGAAGAATATAGCTTTATATACTTTTGCTAACTGTTTATTAAGTTCTTGCTTTTCTAGTTTTGAATTACATATGGAGCAGTGTTCCATTTTAGTCCTCTAGATTAGAATATGGACAAGCAAAGTTCACTGAGCAATATTTTTTACATTTATTACCGTTCCATGTTTCTTTATCTGAGCATTTTTCTGGCATTTTTTCTTCTGTTAATGCTGACAATAAGAGCAGTTTCTTTGCTTGGAAGAAGTTTATGATGTCTTCATCTGGCAATATATTTATTTTTTCATAGTATAGATTTTTAGTTATTTTGTTTTTTCTAGCGTTTGAAGTCCCTCCGTCTCTGACTATAATAAATACTTTCATGTTTTTTATTTTCTTTTTATATTTATGTTCATACATGATTCTATACATATTCATTTGGAATGTAATGTCAAAACGGTCAGGTTCGGTTTCTTCTATTTCTCTTTTGATGTAGTTATATGTTTTTCCGAAGAATTTTGCTACTTTGTAAGCTCCCCAAGTTTTGTGGTCGATTAGGGTATCATTTTCTATGAGGTCGAGAGTTCCCTGTATTCCGTCCATTTCGAGGTGAATTTCTGATTCTGGAGCTTCATTCTCTATGACGAGATGAGCGAGGTTTCCATGAGTAAGGAAGGCGGCACCCTGAGGATTAGTGGCAAAGTGGGTGGTGAGTTTAAGGTATTCCTCTAGAGTGCCATTAAGTAGCTGCGTTACGGAAGGTATATATTGGGTTGGATCGGTTGTCAATGGATTTTTGTTGTGTGTAATTGATTTGAGATATGCAAGTGGGGTGCATCTTTCCTCTAGTCTGCATTCTTTTAGGCATTCTTTGACGGTGACTTCTTGTTTGTCTGGACATATTATATATTTAAGCATTGATTTTTTTCTCCCATTTTTTAATAAAATCTTTAAAAGATAGTATTATTAGTTTATTTTTGTTTAGGTTTATGTCATGTTTTTCGTTTAGTTTTCTTATTGTGGCGGTGACTTCATTTTCTAGTTGGTCATCTATTTTATAAGTTCTAAGTACTTTCATTATTTATCCTCTTTTTGTATAAATTTATAATATTTATTTATTTTTTTTCTAGCTAAATGTCCATAATACATATAAGAATTTTCTTTGTTCTTTGAGAATGGGCATTTTGTTTCTATAAAGTTTAGGGTGACAAGTGGCAGTTCGCCGTCTCCATTTTTATATGTTGATATTGATTTTAAAGCACCGTTGCCCGTGACTTGTTTATCATCAATCGGGGTGAGACCATCTTCTATAGCCATTCTTTCTGCAAGAGATAGTTTTTCTTTTAGGAATTTTTCATAGTCGTTTTGTATCCATATTAAGACATAGTCAATGATAGTTTCGGATATATTGTGTGGTGAAGTGTCAGCAATTCTTTCTACATAAGTACAGAAAGGGATATCAGATTCTTCCTCAAAATGCTCTAAGATATTAAAAGCATATTTGTTGAAGATTTCCCATTTTTTATGTACTGGCATTGGTTTATTTACATATGGCAATAGTTCTAAATGTAAATGTCCTTTTTTTTGTAGTTCTTTGCTAAAATGCTTATCTTTGTAAGCTTTTAAAAATGTTGTGTTCATAACGCAGCCTCCTTTTTATAAATAAATAATATTATATAAATATTTGTTGTCAATCATTTTTCTATAGAAACATTAAGCCCTATGTTCTCTAGGGCTTTAATTATTTCTATTTTTTTTGTTTCTATTATTCCTTGTTCTTCGAGATATTCTATTTGATATGGTCTAAGCTCTGATTCTAGGACGCAATAGCAGTCGTCGGAGTCGTCCATTATTCCTTTTTCAAATAAATATTTTTGATAAACTGTTATTTTTATTTCTGGCAAGCAATAGCAAGTTTCTTTTTTGCTTTCGTCATCTTCATGGCATCCTATGGTAAAGACAAGGATCATTAGAGCTATAAATTGTTTAATTTTCATTGTCTTCTTCCTCCTTTTTGTTTGGATTGATATAATTTTCCATTGGGGTTGATTTCTCTTTGTTTGTTTCTTTTTCTTTTTTGCATGGGTTGATTAGTTTTTCCATTGGTGTTGTCATTTTATTACTCCTTTAAAATATAAATTTAGTGATATTGTTTTTTCTAATAATTTTCTTAACACCTTTGCGGTGATCTGTTTTTGTTAAGATTCCTCCTTGAGCCATTAAGATTTTAATAGCATCTTTGAAGGTGAAGGTTGTGTAGTTGTGTGTTTTAGTTTTAATTTTATACATTTTGTTTACTCCTTTTTTAAAATATAATTTTAAGATTTTCAAGATGAGTAATTTCTTCTGGAATTTCTTTTATTTTATTATCTTTTAAATTTAAAAATTCAAGATTTTCAAGATGAGTAATTTCTTTTGGGAATTTTGACAAATTGTTATTACATAAATATAAATATTTAAGATTTTTAAGATTAGTAATTTCTTTTGGAATTTCTTTTAATTGATTACAGCTTAAAACTAAATATTTGAGATTTTCAAGATTTTTTATTTCTTTTGGAAATTCTTTTAGTTGATTATCGGTTAAATCTAAATATTTAAGATTTTCAAGATTAGTAATTTCTTTTGGAATTTCTTTTAGTTGATTATCGGATAAACTTAACCATTCAAGATTTTCAAGATTAGTAATTTCTTTTGGAAATTCTTTTAATTGATTATCGGTTAAATCTAAATCTTTAAGATTTTCTAACTCTTCTAAAGTGTAGTCTTTGTTTAAGTCTTTTAACCATTTTTGTAATTCTTTCATTTTGTTTCCTCCTTTTGTTTGATCAATATAAATATAATATATCTATATAAATATTATTTGTCAACAATAAAAAAGAAAAAAATGTAAAAAAGTTTATTTTTTTTATGTTTTGTAATGGGGAGTTATATTTTGGCGGTGAAAGCATTTGAAAATGCGGTGAAAAGCAGGGTATAAAACCATTAGGACAGTTTATAGAATGGCACTACGTAGCTTAGGGAAAGAGTTAAGGAACGGGTTTGAGTGTTATTTATTGTTATCGTACAAAATGTTTGCTGTTTGAGTTTTAGATTTGGCGGTGATCTTTTTGCTGGCTGTAATTAAGTATAATATATAGAGTATTGTTATGGGAATATATTGGATAGATTTGCCATGGTTATTTTTCTATTCTGGCGGTGAAACCTTGGGGACGATCTTAAGACAAACAACACAAAGAGATAAAGAATATAAATTATCCTAAAAGTATATATCAACCCTAAATAAGTTAATCACTATTTTATTGTGGATTGCTGTTGATAACTTGTTAATAACTAAGAAGAGCCTGGTATTACCAGCATTTATTTTTTGAATATTGTTAAATATATTGTCCCCTTTTTTAATATAATATTATTCAATTGATTCTATGGTTATTTTTAGCCACGCAGAGACGATAGAGAGCTTCTGGAATGGCTAGAGTCGAGAGAGTAGTCTAAAGCCCAGCAGAAAAGCTGTCGTGCAGTCTGAGAGGATTAGGGGGGAGGGGGTCAGTTCTTTGGATTCGCCTTACTTAAAGATTAGAGCGTTTACAAAACTCAGAAATTTTTGGGTTTTTTTAACAATAGGCCGGGGTTTTATTCAATAGAATTATAGAAAGAGCTGGTATTATGAGGGTTTATATATTTGCGGTTGTTAGAATTGTACGCATCTTTAGATGCAGTGAAGGTATTTCCTGAACACTGGTGGTGGGGAATGTATACTTATTTGGGGTATAATTGTGGTAAGTGCTGGTTTTATGAGGCTTTTTGCTGATTTGGGCTCTTTTCCGCGAGGGGGAATTGTGATATAAATCTATCCGGACGGTGAAGAAAGTAGCCTTTCGTGTACATATGGGTCTCGGGTGTACATAAAATGGCAGGATATTGTCTTTTTTTCTTGACAATGGGTGGAAGGTTATGTGTATATTGGTGGTATGAAGTTTATTCCGATTGGTAAAGAGTATGATGAGAAGTTGGGGGAGCTTGGGATTCATAGTAAGGAATATAAGTATGACTATGCATCTTTGCTTCGGGATTTGGATGAGCACAAGGATTTGGGGTTGGATTCGGAATATAATCGGGTAGTCCGCGAGATGGCTCTTTCTGATTTTTTCTTCTTTTGTTTTTACGTGCTTGAGTTGCCTGTCAATAATCCGTTTTGTTTGGCTCGCATTCATGAGGTTGAGAAAAAGAATCATTTAACTTTAGATTTGTGGGCGAGAGAGCATTTAAAATCCACTCTTTTGACGTATGCTATGCCTATCTGGGAATTAATACATAATAAGGAAGAAAGGATTGCTATATTTAGTCATACTCGGGCTTTAGCTAAGAGTTTTCTTCGTAGGATAAAAGAGTGTTTAGAGACTAATACTAAGCTTCTCAATGCTTTCCCTGATATATTTTTTGCTAATCCTAGTAAAGATAGTCCTAAATGGAGTGAAAATGATGGTCTTTTTGTAAGAAGGGATAGGGTATATAATGAGGCTAGTGTGGAAGCTTGGGGGTTAGTTGATTCAATGCCGACTGGAAAGCATTATACTATTAGAGTATATGATGATATTGTAACTGAGAATAGTATTACGACTAGAGCTCAGAGAGCAAAAGTTGAAGAAAGGTTTGGATTGAGTGAGTTTTTAGCGGCGGAGAATGGGAAAGTTAAAGGTGGAAAGAAAAGGATAATTGGAACTCGTTATGGAGATAATGATTATTATGGCAAGTTAATAGCTGGGAAAGGCAAAAGATGGGAAGTTAGAGAATATCCAGCGGAAGTTGATGAGGAAGGTAAAGGCAAATTGTATGGCAAGCCTGTATTTTTAGCTCGCGAGAGTTTAGATGAGAAGTTGGCAGGTTCTAGTCCTTATATTTATGGTGCTCAGATGCTCCTTAATCCTTTAAGGGGTCAGAATAAGATATTTAAAAGCTTTTGGTTGAATTATTGGGATAAATTGGAGGATGATACTAATTGTTATATTTTGATAGACCCTGCTAAGAAGAAAGGAACTCAGCACGATTATACGGTAGCTTTCGTGGTGAAAGTTGATTGCTATAAAAAAATAAATATAGTTAAAATTGTAAGAGATAAATTGAATTTAAAAGATAAATGGGAGATGATATTAAAATTATATGAGGAATTTTTGCCAGAAGAGATAAGATATGAGGAAAATGGTGCGGAAGGCGATATGGAGTATTTTCAAGAAAAGATGGAGGAAATTGGGAAATATCTTCCATTATATACATTCCATTCTACGCTTAAAAAAGAAAGGAGAATAGAAAAATTAGTAGGTTATTTTAGTGATTCCAGGATAGTATTGCCAAGAAGTTCTGTTTATGTCAATTTAGAAGGTCAGCCGCATGATATGGTGTTGGATTTTTTAAATGAATATTCTAATTATCCATTTGCAAAGCATGACGATATGTTGGATTGTTTAAGTTTTATCATGTATTCAGGTTTGAAGATTTTATATCCAGCCAAACCTATAGAAGAAGGGAAAGTATCGATTTTTGAATCTATATTTTTTAAAAGTAAAAATAATCAAAGTACAACTTGGATGGCTAGATAAAAAAAAATTGATGAGACATAATATCTTATTGACAAATTTTTATGTTCATACTAATGGAATTATATGGATATTGTAACTAAGATTAAAGGGTTTGAAAGTCGGGCTCAAGAGGATTTGCAAAATTTCTTTGATAGGATGTTGGAAGAGAATGAGATGTATTCTTCTCGCCAGTGGTTAGGTGCGGATAGAGAGAAGTTAGAGAACGAAGACAAAGCTTGTATGACTGTCAATTTCATCAAGAAGATGATTGATAGTGTGAGTGGAAATGAGCGTCAGAATCGTTATGACATGCGTATTGAGCCTGAAGAAACTAACGATGAATTACTTGCCGAGATATTAAACAAAAGTTACAAATGGGTTTATAATAATGGTGGATTCTCTGAAGAGAATAGCTTAGCTTATAAGAATGCTGCTATAACTGGATTGGGGTGGTTATTTGCTGATATTTCATTCGAAGATGATTTTGTAAGTGGTGATGTAGTATTAAGAGCTATAAGTCCTTTTGAGTTATTGTTTGATCCGAATACAAAGTTTAAGAATTTCAAAGATTCTGAGTTTTTTATATATAAGAAAAGTTTGCATAAGGATTTAGCTAAGCGAAAGTGGAGCAAGCATAGTGAAGCTATTGATAATGCTGCTAACAAGAAATTTAATACAAATTATGTTGTGCAAAATGTAGTCCCAGAGAAGCGGAAGGATCATGTTGAGGTGGTTGAGTGTTGGTATAAAGATTACGTAAAGAAGACTATAATAGCTAATAATCAAGAGGATTTCATAGTTTTTGATGGCAGTAAAGAAGAGCTTGAGAATAAGATAATCAATGAGGGTTATTATGAAGTTGGCAAGCGTGAAGTTGCTGTATATCGTAGAGCTTTTCTTCTTGAGGGTGATACTTTATTATCGGATGAAGCGACTAATTTAAAGCGATTTCCATTTTTCCCAATAGTTGGTTATTTAAATCCATTTTTAGATGACTGGGAATTGAAAGTACAGGGGTTAATTCGACCTCTTGTTGATGTTCAGCGTGAGAAAAACAAGAAGCGTAGTTTGCTTATGGATGCTTTAAATAATTCTATTCGAGAGGGTTGGACTGTTGAAAAGGGAGCAGTTGATGATTTAAAGAATTTAGATAAGCGAGTTACGGAAAAAAATCCTAA